GGGGGAAGCACCCGCGATCTTTCTTATTTGGCTTTCCGTCGTACTGTTGAACCAACTCACGACGCTAGCGTGATGGTCCAATGGTGCGGCATGTACATCGGCATCGAGGCTGACGGATACCCGCACAGCTAAACCCCAGCCCTAAACAATAAGATCAGGCCCGCCATCGACAAGCGGGCCTTTTTTACGTCCAGCGCTTAAATTAGTTAAACAGAGCGGGCCGCGCCCCTTGGCCCCAGCTCAAACGTATGGCGCTGGATGGCCCCAGCCCTAGGCGATCGGATCCAGCCCTAGGCGATCGGATCCAGCAACGCGGCCCGCCAATGTCGTATCCTAAAGATTGACTTTATCGCTGCCAGGGAAAATATAATGGCGCGTTTTCAACGTGCTGGTTGCCGCGCTGTTTTCGTAATGTCGCATATCATAAGCACAAGGCCCGCGGACCGCGATCCAATGCCCGCAAAAAAGGCTCGGGTCCCTTCCAGATCGGGTCAAGAAACGTGGATTTGATGCCAAAAACCGCGATCAGCGAGCCGCGGGCCCCACGGCCACGGGACGGGGGCTAGGGCCATGTTTCTCTCAAATATTTACATAAAATTTCATTTGGGCTATAACTATCTTATAAAGCAGCATATAATCCCATAAACAGTTAGGGTCCCCCGATGAATGTTAGCCTAAATCCGGCACAGCAAGAGAAAGCTTTGAAGCTTGAATTGAGGCTCGCACAGATAGCCAAGAACGAAGGTTGTCAGGAAAACTTTTTACAATTTGTAAGAACCATGTGGCCTGAGTTTATCGCTGGACGGCATCACAAAATAATTGCGGACAAGCTTGAACGAGTCGCGAGCGGCGAACTAAAGCGTTTGATTATCAACATGGCTCCGCGGCACACGAAGAGTGAGTTTGCATCCTTTTTGTTTCCTGCGTGGATGATGGGCCGCGATCCGCGAATGAAGATCATACAGGCGACGCACACGACTGAGTTAGCGGTTAACTTTGGTAGGAAGACTAAGAACCTTTTGGACGCTGACGAGTACCGTGCGGTTTTCCCTGACGTTAAGTTAGCGGCGGATAGCAAGGCGAGTGGTCGTTGGGACACGAGTGCGGGTGGAATGTATTATGCTGTTGGTGTTGGTTCTAACTTGGCTGGTCGTGGTGGTGATTTAATTATCATTGACGACCCTCATTCGGAGCAGACGGCTATGAGCGCTCATGGTTTTGACGATGCTTGGGATTGGTACACTGGTGGTCCTCGGCAGCGTTTACAGCCGGGTGGTTCGATAGTTTTGGTACAGACTCGGTGGTCAGAGAAGGACATGACGGGTCAGTTATTGCGGGCGATGGCGAAGGATCCGTTAGCTGATCAGTGGGAGGTTGTTGAGTTACCTGCTATTTTTGACGATGAGACTCCGTGTTGGCCGGAGTTTTGGAGTTTGGAGGATTTGACTGCGGTCCGCGCATCTATACCTTTGAGCAAGTGGAATGCTCAGTACCAGCAGAATCCGACGGGTGAGGAGAATGCTATTATTCCTCGCGAGTGGTGGCGCAAGTGGGAGCGTGAGGCGGTTCCTCAGTTAGAGTTTGTGATACAGAGTTACGACACTGCGTTTAGTAAGCGGGAGAGCGCCGATTTTTCTGCTATTACAACGTGGGGTGTGTTTTATCCCAACGAGGGCGGAAGCGGACCTAATTTAATTTTGTTAGACAGTAAAAAGGGGCGCTGGGATTTTCCAGAATTAAAAGCTATAGCTTTTGAGGAGTACAAGTTTTGGGACCCTGACACGGTAATTATTGAGGCGAAGGCGAGTGGTTTACCGTTGACTCAGGAGCTTAGAAGTGCGGGTATACCTGTAGTTAACTTTACGCCTAGTCGTGGTAACGACAAGATAAGCAGGGTGCATGCGGTAAGTCCCATGTTCGAGGCTGGAATGGTTTGGGTCCCTGACAAGGTATGGGCAGATGAATTAATTGAAGAGGTTGCTGCGTTCCCGAATGGGGAGCATGACGACTTAGTTGATAGCATGACACAGGCTTTAATGCGGTATCGTCAAGGTAATTTTGTACAATTACCAACAGATGATTGGCAAGACGAGGATGTTTCTGCTAAGGTGCGTGTATATTATTGACGGAGGGCCTTATGGCTACTGGTGGATTAATGGATACTAACGTCCCAAGTCAGTTAGACGAGGACGATTTACTGGCCGAAATTGAGCTTGAGATACCTGATTCGGGTGCGGACCCTTATTTAATGGCCGCGGATCTTGACCCGGACGCTCCGGAGATTGAGATTACTACGGATGATGACGGCAGTGTTGTTGTGGACTTTGCGCCTGACGACATGCGTGGCGAGGACGATAACTTCTACGCCAACTTAGCTGAAGAGATCCCGGACCGTGAGTTAAGCAGCATTGCGTCTGATTTGCTTGGCGCGTTTGATTCCAACAAGGCGAGTCGTCAGGAGTGGGAAGACACTTACAAGAACGGCTTAGAGCTTCTTGGTTTTAATTACGAGGAGCGCACGACACCGTTCCGCGGCGCGAGTGGCGTGACGCATCCATTACTTGCCGAGGCTGCCACGCAGTTTCAGGCGCAGGCGTTTAATGAGTTACTGCCTTCTAGCGGTCCTGTTCGGACTGTTGTTCTGGGCAAGGACACTCGCGAAAAGCAGGATCAGGCGCATCGTGTGAAGCAGTTTATGAATTTCTACATTACGAATGTCATGGAGGATTACACTCCTGACATGGATCAGATGTTGTTTTATTTACCGCTGGCGGGCAGTGCATTTAAGAAGATTTACTACGATGAGAGCTTGGGCCGTGCGATAAGTAAGTTTGTTCCTGCTGAGAATTTAGTGGTTCCTTACGATACTTCTGATTTAGATACTTGTCCGAATATAACGCAGGTTGTGCGTATGGATTTAAACGATCTACGCAAGAAGCAGGTTGCTGGCATATATCTCGACATTGACGTGATTCCTTCTCAGGGGGATATTACGGGTGTTCGTGAGGAGATTAATCGGATTGACGGCTATGAGCCTAGTCAGATTGATTACGACTGTACTTTGTTAGAGTGCCATGTGGATTTAGATCTTGAGGGTTACGAGGACATTGGTGAGGACGGCGAGCCTACGGGCATTAAGGTTCCTTACATTGTTACTATTTCTCAGGATAACGGCGAAGTATTGTCGATCCGCAGAAACTTTGACGAAGAGGACGAAAAGAAGAAGAAGATACATTATTTTGTACACTACAAGTTTTTGCCGGGATTTGGCTTTTACGGCTTGGGTTTAATCCACACAATTGGTGGTTTAGCTCGTTCGGCAACATCTTCACTGCGTCAGTTGATTGATGCTGGTACATTATCTAATCTCCCTGCGGGATTCAAAGCCCGCGGACTGCGGATCAGGGATGACGACGATCCTTTACAGCCGGGTGAATTTAGGGATGTGGATGCTCCGGGGGGTGCTATTCGCGATAGTTTAATGCCTTTACCGTTCAAGGGACCGGATCAGACGTTATTTAATCTGTTAGGTTTTGTTGTTGACGCGGGTCAGCGGTTTGCGACGATTACGAACATGAAGGTTGGCGACGGCGATCAGAGTGCTGCGGTTGGCACTACTATTGCTATGTTGGAGCAGGGGTCCCGTGTAATGAGCGCGGTTCACAAGCGGCTTCATTACGCCATGCGTTTAGAGTTCAAGATACTTGCGCGTGTGATGGGCGAGAGTTTGCCACAAGAGTATCCTTATTCGGTTGCGGGTGACGATGCCACTGTGATGGCTTCTGACTTTGACGGCCGTGTAGATGTGGTTCCTGTTTCTAATCCGAATGTATTTAGTCAGGCGCAGCGGATTGCTCTAGCTCAGACTAAGTTACAGTTGGCGACACAGGCTCCGGAGATACATAACCTGCACGAGGTTTACCGTGACATGTATGAAGCGCTGGGCGTGAACGATGTTGATAGATTAATGCAGGCGCTACCGGACGAAGAGCCGCGGCCTGCGGACCCTGCCCAAGAGAACATCAACGCGCTGGACCAGATGCGGTTACATGCGTTTACGGGTCAGGATCATCAGTCGCACATTATGGCTCACTTAGTATTTGGTTCTAGTCCTATGATTGGTCAGATGCCTGCCATTGCGGTATCGTTACAGAAGCATGTTTTAGAGCATGTTAAGATACAGGCCGAGGAGCAGGCGATGGCTCAGATGGGTCAGATGCAGGGTCAGGGCGGCGACGAAGCTCAGATGGAGATGCAGTATCAGGGTATGGTTGCTCAGTTGGTTGCACAGGGTATGCAGGCAGCAAAGCAACTTTCTGGACAAATATCTGGCGAAGGACCGGATCCTTTGATACAATTAAAAGAGAAAGAGATTGACATAAAAGCTAAGTCGGAAGAAGCAGATGCACAAGTAGATCAGGCCAAGTTACAGCTTGACGCTCAGAACCAGCAGATGCGCGGTCAACAGTTCCAGCAGAGGCTTGCAAGTCAAGAAGGTCAGACGGACAAACGGATTGAGAGCGCAATGCAGCGCGAATTGTTAAAACAACAGCGAGGACAAAGATAATGGCAAAAGTAAAAGTAAACGGTTCTGCACCGGGTCCTACCCCAAAGGCAGTTCCTTACGCTCAGATTGATAAGCAGGGGCGTATTCCTTATGGCAAGACGGCG